CACTGCCCAATTTCGACCGCTTCGCAAACACACACCACCACCCGCCGAAGCCCCTGAAAATCAACACACCCCTCCAATCAGCGGTGATTTACGCGTCCATGTGCTGAAAAAGGGCCAAACACGAGGACCAGGTCAAAGACCTGTTCGGTGTGGGCGTACCATGCGAAGAGTGCTCCGGAGAAGTGATCGACGAGGAGGTATCGGATGACCTTTGCGCGGTCGTTTGCGGGCTTGTTCTTGTAGAGGGCGGTTCCGCGGGGCTGGAGTCGCACTCCCCCGCGGTTGTCGAGATACCATTGTGCGCAGACGGAGGTGTCGAAGACGTGGACGTGGTTTGGTCGGAGTGAGCGCAGGCGGGAGTGTGGCGTGGGGCGGGTCGCATCAGATTTGGCGATCGCGTGGCGTCGCATCCAGGTGTTGAGGTATTCGGGTGTTACGGTTTCCGGCGGGATGATGTGGTTGTTTTCGGCGAGGAAGATCGCGGTCTCGGCGGACATGGGGATGCGGTTCTTCTCGGTGTGGGTGGAGTGGATGAGCGCGGCTACCTGGGCGAGCTGTGCGTCGGAGACAGGTTTACGCCGGGATCCGCGGTCTGCCCGGGTGGGGCGTCCGGACGAGAATCCGGCGCGGTTGGCGGCGTTGTAGACGGCCTGTGGCGTGCATCGGAATTGGAGAGAGTAGCGCGCGACGCAACGGGAGCGGTCGCGGGAATTTGCGCAGAGTGACAAGTCGCGCGCTATTTGAGCGGTCTCGAGATCGGGGATCTTCATCGGGAGAAACCTTAGTGATTCCGGTGTCCGTTGCCGTCGATGTCATGGACTTCGGCGGCGGGTGGGAGCGGGCGGTCGTCGATGCGGGAGCCGAGGATGACGGTCTCGGCGTGATGGCGTGCGGCGCGAATGGCGTCAGCATTGTCGAGATCGTGAACTTCGGGCCACCGTTGCTCGATGTGTTCGCAGAGGATGGTTGCGGCGCGTTGGACGAACTCCTTGAGTGCGAAGAGTTCCGTGATTTCGGCAGGTGTGGGGTCGGTGGCGCGTGGGCAGGTGGATCGGAACTGGTGTGCGGCGTTTGCGATGGCGCGGCGGAGTTCGGCGCTCCTGGTGCAGACGAATCCGGGCTTGTGTTCGCGGAGTTCGCGGAGTTGGGAGTCGATCGTTGCGAGCTTCTCGTCTCGTTTCGCGAGTTGGTCGCGTCCGTCGGACACCTTGGCTTCGAGCTGGCGGACTCGTGCGGCGAGTTCATCGCGGGAGTAAGCGAGGAGTTCGTCGACGGTGTCGCCGTCGATGGTGCCGGAATCGCTGAGCTCGTCGGCGTAGACCTCAGCGATGTTTCCGAGCAGGCACATCTTCTTGGCATCGGCGCGTTTGAGGGTATTGAAATCGAGGAGCCCCTTGGAGGCGTCACGCAGGGCGACACATGCGTGGGCGAATTCCAAGAGGACTCTCCCCCATCGTGCGCCGATGCGGAACCGGGTTTCGATAATGTCCTGGAACTCGCCATGTTCGCAGATCTCTTTGAGTACGAGCAGGCGTTTGCCGAGTTCGAAGCAGTCGGACGCCATGCGGCGCGAGATGAACTCCGCCTCGTCGATCAGGCGTTGCTTGTTGATGCCTTGTCCGTCCAGGTACGGTTTCAGGCGGCGTTCGAGTTCTACGTGGTGGCCGGTGACGACGGCATGATTGGATACGGCGTCGGCGACCGGGCCGGTGGTTGCGGGGGCGGTGTGTTTCACAGTGGGCTCCTTGTGGTGGTGGGGTTTGTGGTTCTGAGAATGGGCGGGATGACCGGGTTGACGAGATTGACCGGATTGACAGGGACGGGGATTGACGCGGTGACTTTGGGGATTGAGGTGTCGACGGTGAGATGGAGACGCAGGTTGGTTCGGTTGGCGATGAATTGGCAGATGTCCTTGAGTGCGGGCAGATCGTACCTGGCGTCCGCGGCGGTATCGCGTTCAGGCGAGTGGATGATTGCTCCGAACCCATCGGATTCGGATTCGTCGACGCCGTCCATGGTGAGGTAGAATGTTTCGCCGGCTCCGTGTTTGAGGGCGATCCTGGCGCAGAAGAATGGGCGCGGGTAGTTGGCGGCGTCAGTCATTGGAGTCTCCTTTTTTCCGGAGTGCGCGGATGCGGGCCTCGATGCGCTTGCGGACGGACGGTTGGGTGGCCGGATCGCTGAGGGCGATGTCGAGTTGAGAGAGGGACATGGAGGAGACGACGCGGATGCGTTCGTCGACGGAGACGGCGGATCGCCATGCGGATCCGTATGGGATCTTGTCGAGATTGTGGGTGTCATTGACCATTGGCGTGGCTTTCGGGGTTGGCGGTGGTGATGTGGGAGTTTGCGAGGGCGGTGATGGTGTCGAGTTCGCGGCGGATGGCGCTTGCGCGGATGGTGAGTGTTTTCTGCCAGGCGACGGCGATGGATACGAGGTATGGGCTGAGGGTGTAGTATCCGTCCTCTTGTTTGTCGACCCATCGGCGTGCTGCGAGAGTGGCGAGGAGCGCGTAGACCTTGGTTTGGGACCATTCGTTGCCGCGTTCTTCGAGCGCGATGAGGATGTCCTTGAGTCTGCGTGGTTGGAAGTCGGCGAGGAGTTCGATGATTTCGCATGCGGAGGCGACGGACTCGATGAGGTTGGCCGCGTGGTTGTCGGTGGTCATCGGGCGATCCCCAGGGGGAGAGGGTGCGCGCAGGGACGGACGCGGACGGACACGGACCGGCACGGACGAATGCGCATGATGAGAACGATGATGATGGCGAGCGGGTGAAAGATGGTGTAGAATGGTGGCGGTGCGAGTCGCCTGGCGAGCGGTCCGCGGTGGATGGTGAGGGGCATTCTGTGTTCTCCTTTGAATTGAGCTTGCGTTTTTTAGAACATTTGTGGACGTGAGTTGGCTGCTCCTGTTCCCTTTTCTTTACGCAGCTTGTTCTTGCCGGTTGACGAAGACTTTGGTACGAGTGCTTCCGATGGACTTCGCGATGACGGTTTCGATTCTGGCGCTGCGAGTGTTCCCATAAATGACGCGTGATACCGCTGCACCTGACACTCCAAGCTGTCGCGCGATCTGCAAGCTGGTGACTTCTGCGAGAATGAGAGCTGCTCTGATTTCCTTAGGCTTCATGGGTTGTCTCCTTAATCGGCGCTTCACCAAAAACAGAATGTTCTATATTTGCAAGAGGAAAATCGCCTAAAATGGAACAATGCCTTTTGTCTCCAGGGGGGCGAGTGAAATGGTATCGTGGAGAAGTCTTGCGGATTACGCAGGAGGAGCTGGCCGAACGAATGGGTGTTGCGCGGGTGACTGTTGCGAAGGTTGAGACGGATAATCAGATTCCATCGCGGCGGTTTCTGGAGACGCTACATCGGCTTTACCGACTCAGCATGGACTGGGTTCTGACAGGTGCTGGCGATCCCCTGGTGGGCACTCTTGACGAGGGTGGGCGTGAGGCGCGGTATTTGGCGCGGCATGGGATTGGCGCGGGTTTGGGAGTTGGTGAGTCGGGGGTTGGGTCGAAGTGGAGTTATGCGGAATTGCGATCGGCGGAGGAGATCCAGATCCACGCGAGCCTGGATGCAGGATTGCGCGGGACGAATCTGGAGCGGTTGGTATTCGATGGGCCGATCTGGGGCAAGATGCAGCCCGTGACGGGGGCCGAGTTTGAGCGGTTGCGGGAGTATTGTGACGCGGCTGGGGATCCTCCCGGGGTGCATTACCTGGCGGTGTTGGAGTTTTTGCGGAAGGTGCGGGTGTGAATGGCTGTGGGTATGGACCTTATGGACCGGATTGACGGTGTTGACGATGGGCGTGTGTGTGCCGTAATGATGCGTTCAAATGCGAACCATTGGTGCGCATTTGTAGGACAAACACCTACAAAACGGAACCAATGGTTCCGTTTTGAGGAAAACACGAAAGGTGGATTGGACAGATGAGACGAGCAGGACAGACGGGTTGGTTGGTGCTGGGAGTGGCGCTTTTGTTGGTGGCGGTGACGGGTCGTGTTGATGCGGGGCGGTTGAGGGGTGGGACGTCGAGCGGCGGTGAGGTGGAAATGCGAGACGCGAGGCAAAGGGGCATTGACGAATTGCAGCCAGCGGACATGTCCGAGATCGAGCGGGTAGTGGGCGAGCCGCTGACATTCGTTTTGGTGGAGCTCGACAACACGAAGGGAAAGGCGGACTCGGGTTTTGTGCCGTGGATGGACAAGGCGCTTGGCGTTGATGGCAGGAAGGACCAGTATGGGCATATCGATGTGGGCACGAAGCTGCTGTTTGCGAATCTTCGGGATGTGACGAAGCAGTTGTTCGACACGGCGAAAGTCGGTGTTGGGGCGAAGGGGAAATTCGTATTGGTGTTTCCGGAGAAGTTCCGGATGTCGGGAGCGCGGGAGATTCGTGGATCGCGGTATGATCGGCCGATTTTCTGGGCGGAGTAGGGGGCGGTGGGGGTATTGTGACGCGGCCGGGGATCCTCCGGGGGTGCATTACCTGGCGGTGTTGGAGTTTTTGCGGAAGGTGCGAGTGTGAATGGCTGTGGGGGTTGACCTTATGGACCGGATTGACGGTGTTGACGATGGGCGTATGTGTGTCGTAATGATGCGTCAAAACGGAACCATGGAGCCGTTTTGGGGAGGGTGTTATGAGTGACGGGAAGGGTGGGCCTGGCGGATGTGCGATCGCGGTGGTGCTGATTGCCCTGGGACTTTGGGGGATGGCTTGGAATGCGCGCGTGGCGCGGGATAGGCGTGAGCGGGTGCGGCTTGAGCAGGAGGCTGCGAGGAGGGTCGAGCGGCTTTCGGATCCGACGCGGACGCGAGGAGCGTTTGAGGCGTTTGTGCCACCGGCGGATATGAAGGGCGGGCGGGCGCGGCTGAAGAGGTTGGTTGCGGATTTCGCAGACGCGGTGATGGACGGCGGAGTGACGGAGACGGAGAGGCTTGGCGGGATCTCGCGCGGCGCGACGGAGCAGGAGTTGTTGGAGATGTTTGACGTGCCGGATCATCGTGGGGCGGCGACAAACGTGCAGATGCTGGGGGACGTGTGGCCGGAGGGTGAGTATCTGGGTTATTCGACGGAGCGGGTGACGTTTGTGTTGGGGAAGGACAAGCGTCTGGAGCGGGTTTACGTGGGGTTGGATGTGGGGAATTTGAAATGAGGTGTTCGGGGAGCCGGGCCGTTTGTTGGCCGCGGCTCCCCGGGGGTCATTTGGTGGAGAGTAGTGCCTGGTGGCACTTGGCGTCATAGCGGGAATGGATGCGTTGCTGTTGGTCGAGGATGACGACGGGAAATGTGTGCCTGGAGTGGGCGAGGTTCAGGACATCGGCGACTCTGTCGTGAAGTCCGGGGGCGTGAATCTGAAGGATCCAAGGCCGGGCTGTGAGCTGGGCGGGCACGAATTCGCCTTTGGGATCTGGTTGAACAGCGATGAGTTTCTTTTCAGGGTCAATCCAGATGGAGATGGCGGTTGCGTTGGCGAGTGCGAGTGAGAGGGCGCGGTTTGCGACGAATATGTTGCTGCGGTTGCTTTGCGCGCGAAGCCGAAATGCCAGTCGTTTGAGCTTGTGCGGCATTTGTTCCCAGTTCGATTTCATGCGAGTCTCCCGAGTGATCCCTGGTCGAGTTTGAGTGTGCGTTCGAGGGCGGCGATCCGGCGGGCGGTGATTCCGCTGGCGTCGGAAAGGTAGTGCTGCATGGTGCGTTCGGGGATGCTTGTTGCGCGCGCGAGTTCGCGGAGCGTGATGGAGTGGCGATCGCATGCGGCGATGATTGCCCTGGCGAACCTGGTTTTTCGCGGTGAGCGGGGACGGCCGGCGGGGGTCATTCGGCCGCCTTCGGATCTGCGCGGAGTTCCCGTTGTTCGATGATGAGGGCCTTGATGCGCGCGGCCTGGTGGCGGATGATGGTGCCGTCTGGACTAAGCGCGATGAGGAGGGCGGCTTCGTCGGCGCCGGTTTCGACGACGTGGCTGGAGTGGAGATCGCTGACGTCGTGCCCGGTTCCCGGCCAGATGGTGGCGGGGCGCTGGTGCGGGACTGCGATCGTGTAAGGGCGGTCGAAGCTGGTTGGCATTGTGGTGCTCCTTTTTGGGGTGATGGTGAACAATAATATAGGCAAGTGCTTGCTCATATTCAAGAGTTTGGTTTTTGGCGGGGCTGGTGCGGGGCTGGGGTGGAGATTGACCGGATTGACCGGATTGACCGGGTTGACGATGGGAGGCGGGGGGCCTTTGTTGACCGGATTGGCCGGGTTGACGATGGGGGGGTGGCGGGGGGGTGGGTTGTGTCTATGGGTGTCAATGGGTGTATTTGCGCGGGGGGGTGGGGGTGGGATAGGGGTTTTTGCGGAAGGCGCGCGAAAGCGTGCTTTTGGTAGGGGGGGCGGAGGATTCTCCCCCCGGATGAATCCGCCTCCCTGAACCGAAAGTTGATCGCAGCGGCCTTCGCGAGTTTTCTCCGGGAGTGTTCGGGGATGTAGGAAATTCTTAAACCACAGGGCAGGCGAAGCGATCGATGGCGACGATCGTGGTGAGGCAAGAGAGGCGGCGGGCCAGATTGGTCCGCTGCCTCTTGGCGTTTTTGGCGGTGTTGCCGGGTGGGTGTTCGATTCAGGCGGGCCGGTTGGAGTTTTTGCCGGGGGTTGCGGGTGATCCTGGGGCGGGCGCGGATTGCGTTGCGGCGGTTGCGACGGCGGTGAATCCGTGGGTGATGGCGGGACACCTTGCGGGGAAAGCGGTAAACGCGGCTAGCGCCGCGAATTCTGAATTCAGAATTCTGAATTCTGGGTTGGGGGCGAATGGCGGGGGCGAATGGCGGGGGGAGTTGAGGAGCGGGCGATGAGCAAGTACTTGACGATGCAGAACCTGGCGGTGGTGTTGCTGATCCTGGGACAGGGTTTGGCGAAGTGGGCGACGCCGGAGTTTTCGTGGGCGAACCTGGTGCAGACGCTGGTGGGGACGGTGCTGGGTTGGGTGTTCGTGGACCAGCAGGTGAAGTACCAGCGGGAAAGGCTTCGGCTGGAGGGTGAGCGGGTGAGCCTGATGAAGCGGGCTGCGCGGTTTGAGGCAAACTGACGCGGCGCGTTGCGCCGCGAATTCTGAATTCTGAGTTGGGGGGATGGACCGGATTGACGGGGTTGACCGGATTGACGGACGAGATGCCAAAGATCGGGGGGACAAGCGATCGGATGGGTACCCACTGGTTGAATGCCAGGATGCCGATCCGTGGTGGGGCTCCCCGGGCCCGGCACGATCTGGAACTGTGCCGGGACGGGGAGCCAAGTGAAAATGCAGGGAAAATGCAGGGACTTTCGAGGGATTTCTGATCGGGGGATTTGGCAGGGTGGCTGGCGTGGGGCGGACGCTCCACGCACTTTTTGGGGGCAGGACTGATGAATGAGCAGGGACTTGCAGGGATGAGCAGGGACGGGAATGACCGGATTGACGACGTTGATGGCGTTGACCGTGTTGGTGGGGTTGATGGGGTTGACGGTGGGGTGTATTCGGTTGGTGCCCGGGGGTTCGTGGTTGAGGGGTTGCAGCGGGGATTGAATTCGGTTTTGGGCGGCGCCATGAGGGCGCCGTTGGTGGTTGATGGTGATTTCGGGCCGGCGACGGCACGCGCAGTCAGCACGTACCAGGATAATCTGAAGGCAGAGGGCGCGCTTGCATCCGGCACGATTAGCGGCCGGGCTGGCCCGGAGCTGTTTAACGCACTGGGCCTTGCCTGGCCGGATGAGTTTGAGCGTTGCCTGAACCTGACTGCGGCGTTCGAGGGGACAGGGTTTACGGCGGCGGTGGGCCCGGCACAGACGGGTGATTCGGCGGGGGTGACGTATGGGATCATCGGATTTACGAGCGGCAATGGGGAGCTGCAGGAGCTGCTGGCGAGGGTGCTGGGTTCGCTGGTTGGAAGCGTGGCCGAGAGCCAGTTGAAATGCATGATCGGTGACGGCGAGTGGGAACGGATGCTGACGGCGATCGGGCGGCGGGCGGCGGACCGGGACTTTGAGCGGTGGGCGCTGGTGGGCGGAAGCGTGCGGAACTCGATCCGGGAGATGCTGGCCTCGTTGGGGATCTTGCCGGTGATGCGTGATGCGCAGTTGGCGGCGGCTCGGGACCGGTATTGGAAACTTGCTGAGAGCCAGGCGCGGATGCTGTTTGAGCGTCCGGGGGTGCGGGCGAAGGCGCTGTTGTTTGATGTGGCGGTGCAGAACGGCGGGCTGAGGGGCTCGGAGTTGAATGCGTTGAGGGTGGGTGCGTGGGCGCGGACGGACACGGACAGGTTTGACCGGAATGACGGGATTGACCGGATTGACGTTGGAGGGCGGGCGGGGGCGGGGCGGGGGGAGTATGAGGGGATGCGTGCGGTCGTGCAGGCGGTGATTGCGCGGCTGGAGGCTAAGGGGCGTCCGCGGCAGATCGTGGAGGATGTGAAGGCCCGGAAGGGAACGATCTTGCGGGGATCCGGGTGGGTGCATGGAGCGAACTACCATTTGGCCGCGTGGGCGGTTTGAGAGAAAGGGCGGAGATGATTGAGACGAAGGAGGGGGTGCTGATGGCAGCGGCGGCGGCGATTGGGGCGTTCGGTAAGGCGTTGTTCGATTATCTCCGCGGGAGCCGGAAGGACTTCCAGACGGCGCTGGCGGAGATGCATGAGCAACTGACGGCTGAGGAGTCGGCGTTTCGGGCGGAGCTGAAGGGTGAGATTGAGCGGAACCGGCAGGATCTTCAGCGGGCGTTTGAGCGGGTGCGTGGGCTGGAAGACCGGGTGGTGGCGTTGCAGTTGGAGAACATGGAGTTACGTCGGCAGTTGGAGCTGAGCAAGGCTCGGGTGAGCGAGCTGGAGCGGTGCCTGGAGTGCCGGCAGGGCGGTGGATCGCAGATCGCAGATTGCAGATCTCAGAAGGGGGCGCGGACGGGGGCAGACGAGCACGGACAGACACGGACGGGCATGGACGGACACGGACGGACCGGATTGACGGGGTTGACCGGATTGACGGAGTTGGACGGGGGTGGACGGGGACGGACGGGGGCGGGTGAACCGGACCGGACTGACGGGATGATGGGGCGACGCGGGGTGGACGGGTAGAGATTATGCCGAGAGGGAAAGCGATGTCGGAGCTGGCGAAGCGGGGTGCGTGCCGGCTTGGGGAGAACCCGGAGTTTCTGACGGAGGCGTTTGCGCTTTACTGTGAGGGGATGAGCGCGCGGGCGATCGTGGAGCGGCTGGCGGCGGAGTGGCCGGGGGTGGGCCTGAAGTTGCTCGAGCGGCTGGTGGCGCGGCACGGGTGGAGAGCGGAACGAGCGGAGTATCTGAAGCTGTTTGCGAAGGCCAGGCAGGAGACTGGCGGGTTGAAGGCGCAGGCGATTCTGGAACTGCAGGAGATCCGGAAGACGTTGCGGTTGCGGCTGGGGAGCTTGAACTGGGCGGAGATTCAGCAATACCGGGGTGTGCTGGATGACCTGATGATGCTGACGGGGGAAAGCCCGAAGCTGAAGCTGCTGCCTCAGGTGGCGGTGTCGACGCACGAGGAATTGAAGGAGTTGTTCGAGGTGCTGGATGAGGATCCGGTGATCGGCCCGGTGCTGAGGAAGCGTCGGGCGGCGGTTTTGCGGGAGTGGAAGAGGCGGCGTGGCGGCAACAACGGATCGCAGATTGCAGATAGCAGATCGCAGAAGGGGGGGCGTGGAGGGGCGGTGGTGGCACGGACGGGCAGGGACCGGATTGACGGGATTGACGGGGGGGGACGGAAAAGGACGGGGGGGGACGGACAGGGACGGGGGCGGACGGGGACGGACGGAAAGGGACGGACGCTGGCGGGGACGGACGGGCGGGGGCTTAATGCGAATGGAAGGAAGAAGGCGTGAAGGCTGGGGCGCTGATCGAGGAGCTGCTGGATCCGGAGTGTGACGGGGATGTGCCGGCGCGGTATCGTGGGCGTGAGATTGAGCTGTTCCAGGCTCGGGGGCGGTTGTACCCGGAGAAGCTGTGGGAGTTCTTTGACGCGATCGTGGGGCGTCGCCATGGGATCGTGATCGGGATCGGGCCGCGCGGGGGCGGGAAAACGATGGCGGCGAGCGATGCGGCGCTGGCGCGGTTCCTGGTGCATGGGGATGATGTGTTTCAGTTGGGTGGGAGTTTTGACCAGGCGAAGCGTGGTTTCCAGTATGTCCGGCAGATGCTGAATGCGGATTCGGATCTGGCGGAGAGCCTGGAAGATTTTTTGAAGACGGCGGCGGTGGGCGTGAAGGGGAACTGGTACAAGATCGCGGCGTGCAGCCAGAAGGCGGCGCGTGGGGAGCATCCAGGAGATCCGCATGAGGGGACGGGGTGGCAGGCGCACGGGGGCTTGCTGGTGCTGGATGAGCGCGACGAGATGGATGACGAGGTTGCGGCGGCGGCGCAGTTCTCGATGGCGGCGGCGAACCCGGGGACGGTGCTGATTACGAGCACGGCCCACCGGGACGACGGGAGCGGGATCGCGCTGCTGGAGGAGCAGTCGGAGGCGCTGGGTGCGAAGCTGGTGAAGTGGGATTGTCTGGATGTGTGCGAGGTTTGCGGGCATGATTGCGCGGTGTGTCCGGGGGGTCGGGCTTTTGCGGGGGCGCTGTTTGGGGGGAAGAGGATCGCAGATCGCAGATTGAAGATTGCAGAGGGGGCGCGGACGGGGAGGGACCGGATTGACGGGACACGGGCGGGAGCGGACGGGAGCGGACGGAGGCGGGACCGGATTGGGACGGTGGCTACGGCGGAGTCGGTGGCGGGGTGGGAGGCGTTCAAGCGCGAGGTGAATTGGCCGGCGGATGAGGCGGCCTATTGCACGGGGAAGGCGAAGCTGCATCGTGCGGGGCATCTGCGGCTGGAGACGATTTTCCGGATGTTCAAGGCGGCACCGAGCCGTGAGGCGTTTGAGGTGGAGATGATGTGCCGGCGTCGGGGCGGCGCGCGGAATGTGTGTGACGCGGCGAAGCTGGACGGCTGCCTGGACCGGGATGCGGGCTACCTGGCCGGTTACGAGACGGTGGCGACGATCGACTGGGGTTTGAAGGGGTGGGCGGTGTTGATCGCGTTGCAGCGGCAGAATACGCGGGTGGTTGCGGTGGACTGCCAGTATCTGCGCCTGGCGCCTGTGGGAACGGTGTTGGGGGTGTTGCAGGAGTGGCGGGATGCGTATGGGGTTTACGAGGTTTGGGCGGATGCGAGCCACCCGTATGAGAACCTCGAGGTGGCGTCTGCTGGTTTCGCGATTCACGAGGTTGCGTTCGCGAGCAAGAAGGAGCTGGGGGCAGGGTGGATTCGCGGGATGGTGGAGCGGGGCGAGTTGGGGATCCCTGGTTGGATCGAGCGCGGGGCGGACGCCTCCGGGCGGGCGGTGTACGAGTACCGGTTTCCGTCCGATGCGATGCGGAATCTTTGGCGTCAGTTGCGGCGTTGGCGTCGGGACAAGAACGGGAAGATCGTGAAGGGTGACGATCACGGTTGCGATTCGCTGTTGTGCGCGGCGGAGCGGTTTGCGGTGTCGGCGGAATGGGTGCCTGATAGCGAGGGGTCGGGCATGCGGGCGAGTTTTGGGCTGAGCGGGCCCGTTGGAGGTTGGCGATAGATGAGTCGGGTATGGCGGCTTGAGGGGCTTGGGGGGCGTGTAAAGACGTTTTTAGACGGCATCGCGGGCAGGGGTGCGGGTGCGGATCGCAGATTGCAGAAGAGAAGCGGGCTGGAGGATGAGGTTGCGGGGGCGGGTGGAGACTGGCTGCTGGGTTGGCTGGGGTCTCCGCAGGGGGTGGTTGCGAACCGTGATGAGATCCTGTCGGTGATCGCTCCTTCGCGGACGCGGCCGCAGGGCGGGAACGTGGAGGATTGCTATTCGCTGTACGAGACGATGCGGCGGACGGATCTGAAGTTCAAGAGCCTGGTGACGACGCGGAAGAACGGAGTTTTGAGCCGGGAATGGCGGGTGGTGGAGAATCCCGGGGATCCGGATGAGGCGCGTGCGCAGAAGGCGGCGGAGCTGGTTCGGACGGCGCTGGGCGAGCTGGACGATTTCCGGCGGGATCTGCGGGAGCTTCTGGACGCGGTGCCGGTGGGTTTCGCGGTGAGCGAGGTGATCTGGGCGGAGCGTGGGGGGCGTTGGGTTCCGGCGAGTTTGAAGCAGCGGAGGCAGGGCCGGTTCGGTTTCACGGGGGAAGGTGAGCTGAGGTATTCGCCGACGAAGGATGATTGGGCGGAAGTCCCTCCGATGAAGTTCCTGGTTTATAGCCACGCTCCGGTGAACGAGAACCCGTATGGGTGCAGCGAGGCGGCGGAGCTTTTCTGGTGGTGGTTCTTCAAGCATCAGTTCGTGAAGTGGTGGATGGTGTTCGGTGAGAAGTGGGGGATGCCGACGGCGATCGGGAAGTATCCTCCCGGGGCGAACAAGGAGTTGCGCGATAAGCTGTTGCGGGCGCTGAAGCGGATCCAGACGGAATACGCGGTGACGATCCCTGAGAACGTGGAGGTGAGCCTGCTGGAGGCGACGCGGGCGGGGAACGTGAACTCGTATGAGACTTTCTGCGAGTACTCGGACCGTGGCATGAGCGAGGCGCTGACTGGCCAGAGCCTGGCGACCGGGCAGGGGACGATGGGAACGGGCAGCTATGCCCAGGCGGACGTTCATGCGGGGGTGAAGCAGGAGTTCGTGGAAGCGGATTCGTGCGAGTTGATGGGGGTGGTGAATTCGCAGTTGGTGCGTTGGATCGTGGACCTGAACATGGGGCCGGATGTTCCGGCGCCGCTGTGGGTGATCGATTACGAGTCTGTGGACCTGGCGGCGGACCTGGCGATTGACCAGGGGCTGATCTCTGCGGGAGTGCCGATGAGCAAGCGGTATTTCTACGAGCACTACAAGCGGCCGGAACCGGATGGGGAGGATGACGAGGTTGTGGGGAACGGGCCTGGTGGATGGCTCGGCGGATGGGGTAACGATGGCGGGGATGGCGGGGATGGGACGTATAGGACGAAGGGGACGAAGAGGGTTTTGGCGGGCGGTGGCGGCCGGGGGCGGGCTTGCGCGCCCAGGTTTGACCGGAATGACGGGATTGACCGGATTGACGGTGGGGCGGTGGGGCGGTTTGGGGAGGTTAGCGAGGGGCGGCGGCGGACTGCGAGGGCGTGGCGGCGGGAGCTGGACCGGGTTGCGCGGAAGCTGGTGGGCTTGGGGGCCGTGGCGATGGAGCTGCTGGTTGAGGGGATGCGGGAGAAGGTGAAGGGGGCGGAGAGTTTCGGGGACGCGCTGAGGGGGCTGGAGGACCTGCTGATCGACGAGGTCGGGCGGGTGGAGCTGCTGAATGCGCTGGCGACGGCGAAGTGCGGGGCGTATTTTGTGGCGGGTGCGCAGGTGGCGGGGGAAGCGGAGCTGGGGAAGAAGGGCGCCGGCGACACGGACGATCACGGGCTGGCACGGGCGGGGGCTGGGACGGACGGGGTTGACCGGATTGACGGGGGGGGCAGGGTTGACCTGGTTGAGGGGTTTGCGGAGCGGGTGGTTACGGACTGGGATCCGGTTTCGCCGGATGAGGCGGTGTCGTGGTTTGAGGATCTGACGCCTTGGACTGAGGCTGAGCTGGAGCTGGTTGCCCAGGAGGCGCGGAACCGGGCGTTCACGATGGCGGGGGCGTTGACCAGGGAGCAGGTGAAGCGGGTCCAGGACGAGCTGGTGCGGTATATCCGGGAAGGGCGTACGCTGGCGGAGTTCCAGGGGGATTTCCCCGGGCTGCTGGCGGAGCTGGGGCTGGATGCGATGAAGCCGTATGAGATCGAGAACCTGTTCCGGAGTGAGGTGATGCGGGCTTACGGGGCGGGGCGGACGGTGGCGCTGAAGGATCCGGAGGTGCGAGAGGCGTTTCCGATGTGGCAGTATATGGCGATCCAGGACGACAGGACGCGGCCGGAGCACGCGGCGTTGCACGGGCTGGTGCTGCCGGCGGATGACCCGTTCTGGTATAACCACACTCCCCCATGGGATCACCAGTGCCGGTGCGATGTGGTTCCGGTTAGCCGGCGGGAGATCGAGGAGCAAGGGATTGTGGCGACGGGGGATGTGACGATGCCGGACGGGACGGTGTTGAGTGTGAGCCAGATTCCGGGGGCGAGCAGCGGGTTTCGGGGGATTGGGATGTGAGCGCGAGGGAGCGGAGGTGTTTGAGCTATGGTACGGGATGACCGGATTGACGAGATTGACTGGATTGACGAGATTGACCGGATTGACGATGGCGAGGGGGCGGAGTGGCGGGAGGAAGAGAACTGGTTGGGGGCGATGCTGGTGGGGGGTGTGATCGGGTTCCTTGGGTTGTGCTGCCTGGTGTGCTGCTCGGGGTGTACGTGGACTGACGCGGGGGTTGTGAGGCAGCGGACGTTCCTGCAGCGGACGACGGTGGAGTTGTCGGGGACGACGGTTACGACTGACAGCGATGTGGCTGTCCGGGAGATCGCGCGGGGGGTAGCGGCGGCGCCGGAGTGGGTGAAGCGGGCGGTGGTGGAGGGCGGGATGGAAGGCGTGAAGAGGAGCGGGGACGACGGACAGGACCTGCCGCGGAGCTCGAGGACGGATGAGAAGCGGGCGGCTGACGCCTGGCGGCCGGCTGACGATGGGTGGCGGCCGGATGACGGGGCCCGGAAGAAGTTGGGGCATTCGCAGTTTTCGTTTGGGGAGACGGTGTTGATGGGGGTGGTGCTGGTGCCGGTTTGGATCTGGGGGAAGGTTTGTGATTTCGGGCGATGGGTGACTGGAAAGGAGAGGTTTTGATGGCTGGGTTGATGGAGCCGAGAGGCGAGAATGTGACCCCGGAAGTGGAGTTCGAGATTTTCCGGGTGGGCGTGCATAACGGGGAGGAGTACGCAGAGGAGTACCTGGACACGCTGGTGATTAACTTTGATCCGGAGTTCCGTCCGGTGCCGGTGTTCCTGGGGCACACGAACTGGTTCAGCGATGAGGAGAAGCCGGCGGGTGGCTGGATCGCGGGACTGCGTCACCTGGGCGGCCGGTTGCTGGCGAAGGTGAAGGATCTGCGTCCGTGGTTTCTGGATGCGGTGAACGCGCGGGAGTTTCCGAACCGGAGCGTGGAGATCTACCCGAACCTTGACGGGCGGGGGCCGACGCTGGCGGGTGTGGCGTTTTTGGGGGCGAGCCAGCCGTCTGTGCCGGGGATGGGGATGGTGACGTTTCGGGAGGGTGTGGGGCGGAAGCGTGTGGACTGGGTGGCAGATCGCGGATCGCGGATCGCAGATTGCAGATTGCAGAATGCGGTGGGGGCGGACCGGAAAGAACACCTTATGGCCCTGGCGGATGCGCTGATGGCGTATCGGGCGCCGGAGTCGGATTTTCTGATTTCGAGGCAGGATGGAGGTGAGGACAAGATGACGGAGCAGGAGATCCTGGAGCGGATCGAGAAGGAGCGTGCCAGGGCGGTGGAGGAATTCCGCCAGGGTACGGAGTACCGGGAATTGCAGGAGGCTCAGGCTGAGGCTGATCGGCTTCGGACGGAACAAGCGGAGGCGGCGGTGAAGGCGCATGAGGAGGACGTGAAGCGTTTTTCGGCGCGCCTGGTGAAGGAGAAGCGGGTATCTCCGGGCATGGCGACGAAGCTGGAGGCGTTCGGGCTGAAGCACAGGGAGACCTGGGTGGAGCTGAAGAGTCTGATCGGCGAGCTGTGGACGGCGAAGTTCGCGGCGCTGTTCACGGAGAGGGACGGCGGCGGCGATCGACCGGAGGACCAGGTGGAGAGCGATGTGTCGCTGGCGCGGCGTTCGGTGTCGTTGAGCCTGGGGCCGAAGCAGTAAACAACGGATCGCAAATTGCAGATTGCAGATTGCGGATGATGGCGGGGGGAAAACGGATGAAGGGATGGTGAGACAAGATGGCAGCAGCAACGGTTGACAAGGAAATTGCACGGCTGGACGGGAACCTGATCGCGTTCGCGATGAAGGCGGCGACGAAGATCTTCAAGGGCATCCTGGTGAACGTGGTGACGGCGACGGGTCTGGCGGAGCCGGGTTCGGCGACGGCGGGACAGGCGTTCGTGGGGGTGAGCTACGAGCAGGCGGACAATTCGGCGGGCGCGGCAAGCGCGCGGGATGTCCGGTGCTACAGGAAGGGCGTGTTCACGTTCCCGTACACGGGCACGGCTCCGGTGATCGGCGATGTTCTGTACGTGAGCGATGACTCGACGGTGACGGCGACTGCTCCGGTGGCGCCGGTGAAGTGCGGCGTGGCGGTTCGGGTGGGCTCGGGCATCGTGGACGTGGACATCGACAGGCGTGTCGCCTGACGGGCTTTTGCGGCGGTTGCGGGGGGAACCGCCGCGGCGCTCCGGGCGGGGTTGTGATTAGCGGGGGGTGGCTCGGGGGGATGAGAGAGGAAGGGAGTGCCGATCATGGGTGATGTGGTTGGGTTGGTGGTAACGAACACGGCCACCTTGAAGCGTGATTTTATCAAGGCTTTCGAGGGTGCGCCGGCGGACTACCTGGCGGCGATGCTGTTTGCGCCGTCCGGGAGTGCGAGCGAGAAGTACGGTTGGCTGGGTCAGGCTCCGAACATGCGCGAGTGGAAAGACGAGCGTGTGCCGGCGGGTCTGCGCGACTGGGAGTACACGATCCGCAACAAGCGTTTCGAGAACTCGCTGAGCGTGGATGTCCCGGAGCTGGAGCGTGACCAGATCGGCGCGATCCGTGTGCGTATCGGCGATCTGGCGGTGCGGGCGAAGGATTTCCCGCACGGGTTGCTGAGCACGCTTCGCAAGAGCGGGGCGACGCTGCTGTGTTATGACGGTGCGGCGTTCTTCGCGACGACGCACTCGGAGGGCGACAGCGGCACGCAGAGCAACAAGCTGAGCCAGACGGGGGCGACGATCGACAACGTGAAGACGGACTTCGTGGCGGCCAGGACGGCGATGACCGCGTTCAAGGACGATCGCGGCCAGAAGCCGGTGCGGGTTGCGCTGGACCTGGTGGTGGTGTGTTCTCCGGCGATGGAGTTCATCATGCGCGAGGTGTTCGAGAATCCGACGCTGGCGGCCGGCGGGAAGAACATCTACGCGGGGCAGGCGCGGGTGGAAGTGGACACCGGTCTGTCGGGAAATGCGTGGATCCTGGAGAATCGTGCCGGGATGCTTCGCGGGTTCATCCTCCAGGAGGAACTGCCGGTGCGTCTGAGCAACACGGACGTGACGAGCGACGAGGCGTTCATGCGCGGGAAGGTGTTCTTCGGGACGGAGTGGCGCGGGAACGCCGGGTACGGCGACTGGCGCTACGCGGTGAGCGTGGGAACGATCGCTTAGGGGGCGGATGGGATTGACCGGGTTGACCTGGTTGACTTGGTTGACGGGTGGAGTCGGGGGGCTCCACCCCCCCTTCGGGGGGAAAGGATTGGATGGAGTGATGGGACGGATCCTGGTGACGCTGAAGGCGGGGCATCCTACGGGGACGATGCTTACGCGGCTGGCGAGCGGCGAGGTGGTTGCGGTGACGGCGATGGGGGTGTGGTTGGACGATGGTGCGCTGGTGGCGGAGGAGATTGCGCACGGGTGGTTTGCGGTGGAGCGGGTGGAGGACGTGGCTGAGAGGATCGCCGATAAGGTAATGAAAGGGGTGGTGAAGGGCAAGCGGGGCCGACCGGGGCTGGCGGATACGAAGAAGGTGCGACGGGTGTGAAGGACCGGATTGACCGGATTGACGGGATGGGCGGCTTGGTGGGGCTTTTGGGCGGAGGTGCGTGATGGGGAATTATGTGCAGGTGGTGGATCTGAAGGATTACTTTCCGGAGGAGCGGATTGTTGCGCTGGCTGATGGGGATCCGGCTTCGGAGACCTTGGATGCACTCGAGGAGCAGACGGAGAGGAATATCCTGACGGCGATCGCGGCGGCGGAGACTGAGGCGGACGGATACCTGCGGGGCCGGTATGTTGTGCCGGTGTCGCCGGTGAGCGGTGAGCTGAAGCGGGCGGTTGCGGTGGTTGCGATCTATAACCTGTTTCGGCGGAAGCCGGAGTTCCGGAAGGCGTACCGGGCAGACTATGACCTGGCGGTGGAGTGGCTGGAGGGGGTGAGCGAGATGGGGCGGCAGGTTGGTGGTGAGGTTTCGAGCGGGACGACGTCGGAGGTGGAGACGAGCGTGGATGGTGCGGTGGATGAGGGGATCGGGGGGGTGTTTGCGGGTGGCGGGCTGGGGGGGTTCTGAGGGGGGAAGAGGATCGCAGATCTCAGATCTCAGATTGCAGATTGCAGATTTCAGGACTGACAGGGACAATGAGACGGAGAAAGGGATTGATCGGGTGAGCCGGGGGCCTTGGAGGGAGGGGCCGGAGGCGATGGCGGCGGGGACGTTGCGGCTGGCTCGTCGGATGGCGGTTTCGGGGGGAGTGAGTTTGAGCCAGGCGGTTGAGATTGTGGGGGTGGTGACGGGGGTGATCCGGGCGGCGGTTGCGGGGGGTGAGTGTGTGAGGATCTATGGGCTGGGTCGGTTTGAGCGGCGGGAGCTGAAGGGCTGGAAGTGGGATCCGAAGCGGGAGCGGCGGGTGCGGCGGGCGGTGAAGGCGCGGGTTTGGTTTCGGGGGAAGGGATTGCAGATCGCAGATTGCAGATTGCAGGAGGATGCGGGCGATGGCGAAGCGTGAGAAGCGGGGGGATGAAGTGACGGGACTGACGGGGGGGGAGATTGACGGGCAGGGACGGGCGGGGACGGGCACGGACGGCGCGGGTGAGCAGGAAGGCGCGGGGGATGACCGGACTGACCAGGTTGACCAGGCGGACGGGGGGGGCGGAAGCGGTGACGGGGGGGACGAGGTTGATGGGGTGGGGCGGTTGGGGTGGGCGCGTCATCGGGTGCGGTTGAATCCGGCGCGGTGTGGGGTGCTGGAGCGGGTTGTTATCGAGCGGGCGGGGCCGGATGGTGGCGACCTGGTGGTTGGGTCGGGGCAGGTGGTGACGGTGTCGCATGAGATCTGGAAGAGGGTGAAGGACCTGGTGGACGGGCAGGGGCGGAAGTACCTGGTGAGGGGGTAGTAGGCAATTCTGAATTCTGAATTCTGAGTTCTGAATGGCGGCGGGCGGGGGGTTGATTGACGGGTTTGGCGGGGGGAGATCTTGAAAGGATGGTGAGGTAGGATGGCGCAGATTACGACGGTGAAGGTGGGGGCGGCGAAGGTGACGTATACGCCGAATGGCGGCTCGGCGGTGGTGCTGGGGTTTACGAAGGAGGGTGCTGAGATCGCGGTGAAGCGGTCGAAGTTCGACATCAAGGTGCATGAGCTGGGCGAGACTCCGGTGGGGAGCGTGTGGACGGGGTGCGAGATCGGCGGGAAGATCACGTTGCAGGAGTGGAGCCTGGACAATGTGGCGCTGGCGCTTTCGAGCACGAAGACGACGGTGGCGGGCCCACCGGCGAAGGTGAGCGTGGACGTGGATCCGCGCGCGGGCGCTGCGGTGCCGGTGGGCAAGCTGGTGTTTCACCCGAAGGCTCTGGCGGACGTGGATGTGACGGAGGATGTGACGCTTCCGCTGGTGGAGCTGGAGGTGGATACTCCGTATTCGTTCAAGGTGAACGCGGAGCGTGCGCTGGTGTTCGGGTTCCGGGCGATCGTGAACAAGAACACGACGGATCCGACGAAGCTGGATCCGCTGATGACGATTGGGGATCCGACGACGGCGGTGGTGTTTACGCCGTAGTGGCGGCTCCGGCTCGGGTGGCGGGCGGGGGTGGGACCTATGGGACCTATCCCCCGCTTTTCCGGGCGGGGGCGGCAATTCTGAATTCTTGCGGGGGCGTGGAGATGGACTGGATGGACCTTATGGACTTGATTGACCTTATGGACGGAGTGGGTTGATGGCTCGGGTGGTGATTGATGCTCGGGAGTTTGTGGGGCGGGTGGAGGGGTTGGGGGCGCGGCTGTTGGATTTCCGGGTGCCGTTGCGGCAGTGGGGGGTTTGGATGGTGGGGTCGATCAAGAAGAACTTTGATGCGCAGGGACGGCCGGAGCGGTGGGCGGCGCTGGCGGTGAATACGCTGTTGCGGCGGTACCTGCGGACGGCGGCTGCGAAGAAGCTGGCGGAGAAGGATAAGGGGAAGGCGCGGTTTGCGGGGAGCAATGCGCTTTATAAGCGTGATCGCGGGCTGGTGGCGCGGAGTGGTGTGGGGGCGCTGAGCACGGTGGCGGGGTTTGCGCGGAGCGGGCGGACGGGGAGGATCCTGCGGTCGCGGCATCGGGGGCTGAACAAGTTTGCGGGGGCGGGGCTGGCGTTTCGAACGGCGGCGGTGCGGGCGGTGTTGGAGGGGAAGATCCTGTTGGACCGTGGGTTTTTGCGGTCGAGCATTACGGGGGAAGGCGGGGGGCGCGGTAAGGCGCCGGCGGGGTTCTCGCGTGGGCGCGCGCTGGTGGAGGCGCGGCGTGTGGTGATCGGGACGAATGTGGTTTATGCGGCAACTCACCAGTTCGGGGATGCGCGGCGGGGTATTCCGGCGCGGCCGTTTCTGGTGGTGCAGGATGAGGATGTGTTGGAGCTGAGGGATTTGGTGAGGCGGTGGTTGGGAGGGGCGGGGTGATGATCGCAGATTGCAGATTTCAGATTTCAGAGCGGGGACGGGCACGGACCGGATTGACGGGAATGACCGGACTGACGGGATTGATGGAGAGGGCGGGGGGTGAGGGGAATGTGACCAGGCTGACGGGATTTACCGGGTGGGAGGGTTGTGGTGAGTGATTGGCGGGGTATGGTGGAGAGCTGGGCGGTGGGGGCGGTGGTGGCGGCTAATGCGGGGGGGGCGTTCCGACTGGTGAAGGGCGTGGGGCAGTTGAGGGATTCGGACCTTGATGAGGCGGGGATGCTGAAGGTGCCGTTTTGCCTGGTGCGGTATGACGGGGCTTCGGGCGTGCTGGGCGGTGGCGGGGTAACGGATGCGACGGCGCGGTTGCAGGTGCTGGTTGGCAGCCTGGGGAATTGCGCGGGCCTGGAGGGGCGGTATGCGGATATCAAGGCGCTGCTGAAACTGGTGCAGGATGCGTTGATGGGGAAGCATGTGTCGGGGAGCGTTGAGGGGGCTGTATGGACCGGGGAGGCGGGGGTGGCGGTGGATGAGGAGTCGGGGGTTGAGGTGTGGGAGCAGAATTACGAGATCGGGTTCAGATTGGGGTGATGAGGATGGCGAAGATTATCGACCTGGATTTCCTGATGCCGGAGAACCGGGATCCGGTGGTTGGCCGGGTGAAGATCGGGGATGCGGAGTATGACCTGCGGAAGGTGGACCTGGTTGAGGACTGGCTGATTCTGCTGGGTTCGATTGATGAGTTTATCCGGCTGGCGGAGGGCGGGGAGACGACTCCGGAGAGCGCGAGTGGTGCGCTGGTGCTTCTGAAATCGCGGTTGCGGGTGCTGATCCGGCGTCTGGTTCCGGATGTGGCGGACGATGAGCTGGAGCGGCGGTTTCCGCGGGTGGATGACCTGCGGCGTGTGTTTGCGCTGCTGGTGCAGGAGATGCGGGGTTTGGCGCCGGAGGCGTTAAAAAAAGACTGAGAGGTTGCGGCGAGGTCCCTGCCGCGGCCACTGACGATCGAAAGGGCGAAGGCGGATGGGTGAAGGCGAAGGCCGCGGGGTCGTTGCGGGAGGAGTTGCATCGGGTTGCGGCCTTTGCGCGTTTCTGGGGTGTGATGCCGAGCGCGGTTTGCAAGGAGAAGGTGGTGGACTATGTGGGGTGGGGGGAGGCGATGGGGGCGCTGAGGCGGGGGGAATTGATGGAAGAATGGGAGCTGAGGGTGGCGACCGGGGGAATCTGCGCCGGGACGGATGCGGCGCGAGAGTATGCGGACCGGCTTGCGGGCGGGGGCGAGGTGGAGCTGGACGATGAGTGCGCGCGGTTGCAGCGGGAGCTGGATGGCAGGGTGCGGACAGGCCCTCATTGACGGGGTTGACCTGATTGACGGGATGGGATGGAATGGCTGACGAGAAGACACGGATTGTTGCTGAGGTCCAGGTGGGGGGCGGGGCTAAGGGGGATCTGAAGGCTATCCTGGAGGAGGTGCGTGCGCTGCGGGAGACCTGGCTGAAGGTGGGCGCGGGGATCGAGGGGGCTGAGTCGGGGCTGAAGGATGTGAATGCGGAGCAGGCGAAGGCAGGGATGCTTGCGAATGTCTGGAAGGGTATCTGGCAAGGGGTTGGGATCGGGATCTTCAATGCGCTGAAGAAGGCGCTGATGGGGGTGGTGGACTGGATCGCAAGCGGGATCGACAAGGCGAGTGAGTTCGGGGACAAGTTCACTGTCCTGGAGGCGAAAGGGGTGAAGGGGGTTGGGGCGATCAAGGCGGCGGTTATCGACCTCGCGGATCGAATGGGCGCGGACCTGCTGGAGACGACTGACGTTGTGCTTGCGGCTCGGACGCCCTGGAGTGACCTGGGGACGGCGATCGAGACGGCGTCGGTTGCGATGAAGAACTACCAGGTGAACGGTGCGGACGCGATTGAGACGATCGAGTCGAGCCGTGCGATCGTGAGGGGATTTCAGCTTGATTGGAAGCGCCAGGCGGAGGTGATCGCGGAGGTTGCGTCCGCCTCGAGGCGGCTGAAGATAGACCAGGGGGAGCTTTACGGGGCGATGGAGCGGATGGCACCGACTGCGCGGTACCTGAACATTACTTGGGAGCAAATGCTTTCGGTGACTGAGGCGGGGTTGAGCCGCGGGATCCGGAGCATGCGGATGGGGTTGATGGGGCTGGGTGAGGCGCTGGAGGCGGTGGCGAACCCGAGTGAGGATCTGTGGAAGGCGCTGGTTGAGCTCGAGATTCTGTCGACGCCGAGTTCGGGCGGGTTCCTGCGACAGACGGCGGCGCTGGAGTCGATGAAGCGTGAGGCGGTGGCGTTGAACGCGGAGCTGCGTGAGCTGGAGCGGCTTGCGGGGAACATGGCGGCGGCGACAAATGAGGCGCAGAGGCGGGCGGACCGGTACCGGGAACTGGTGGCGCAGCAGGAGAGCGGGCAGCGGCTGAACCGTCTGGAGCGGGCGGAGCTGCGTGAGCTGAAGCGTGAGCTGAAGGAGTACAACAAGGAACTTTCGGAGTATGACCGGCAGGCGCGGTTCGTGGCGGACCTGGACTTCAAACGGTTGCCGGTGGTGGAGCAGTTGACGCGGCGGATTGCGAACATGGGGCGGGTGCAGGGGGACCTGGCGGAGAAGATCACGGCGGAGAAGCGCGCGGGAGAGGAGCTGACACAGGAGATTGATGCGCGGACGGTGGCGCTCCAGGATCTGGCAGAGGTTTTGAAGACAGAGATCCCGGCGGCGATGCAGACTGCGATCAGTGAGCAGGGGCTGGGTGGGCTTCTGGCGACGCTGGCGAGCAGCTCGGAGGCGATGGGGCAGTTTTCGGCGAATGCGCAGGCGTTCCTGGCGGCTGTGCAGGGGGCGGGCGCGGGGAGCGAGGTTTCGGTACGCCAGAACGCGATCGCGGTGGCGCAGTTGGGGCAGGAATGGGACGCGCTGGAGAACGCGAACGTGAATGCGTATCAGAAGATGAAGGAGCGGTGGGGGAATTTCACGACGGTGGTGTTGCAACCGTTTGCGAATTTGCGGGATGAGCTGGCGACGCAGGTTACGGCGTGGATGGAGGATGAGGGGGTGATGGAGAAGGGGCGTGCCTGGGCGGAGAAGATGAGCCGGCGGATCGGGGAGGACGTGAAGGCGGGGATGAGCGGCTCGACGACCTGGTCGGAGATTATCTCGGGATGGATCGAGGAGACGGCGGCAGACCTGAAGCCGTTCGTGGTGGACGTGGGGAGCGAGCTGGCGGTCGAGTTTGCGGATGCGTTTGCGCTGATGCTGGGGGCGATGATCGATAAGGTGATGCGGAAGATAGCGTCGCAGATCGGGAGCGCGTTGGATCTGTCGAGCTGGTTGTTTCAGCCGCTGACGAACGCGATGTGGCTACCGCAGGTGGGAGGGGGCGCTGGGAGTATCACTGATATGCCGTTTGAGCCGATGCCGATGGGGGGCGGGGGGCAGAGCAATGTGTTTAACATCCAGGGGGAGGCGGATCCGGTGCGGGTGGCTAAGGAGGTGGGGAAGGTGCTGGAGCAGCAGGCGCGGCTGGGGGTTAGCGGGGGAAGGCTTGGGTATTGATCTCAGATCTCAGATTTCAGATTTCAGATTTCAGATTTCAGATTTCAGATGGACCGAATTGACGGGATTGACCTGGTTGACGGGATGGGTTGGGTGAGATTATGATGATGGCGCCGGTGTTGGCTCGGGGGCGGAGTAATGAGAGGGTGATTTCGGGGTTTGTGATCGGCGGCAGTTCGACGGCGATTACGGTGGGGTCGGTGAGCGGGCTGGTGGTGGGGATGAAGGTTTTTGTGGGGGAGGCGGATTTGAGCCTTGCAGAGTATGTGGGGTGGATTGTTGCGATCGACGGGCTGGTGGTGACGGTCCGGTTTGTGGCGCGGCGGGGGCGGAGTGCGTGGGCAAAGCTGTGGACGCCTTCGGCGGTTTGGCAGGCGGTGAGTGTGCCGTCGATCTCGAGCTGGGAGGCTGAGGATGATCCGGGGCTGGAGCGGCTGGAGACTACGGGGAAGGCGGCGCTGCTGACGCAGGTGCGGGATGCGCGTGAGGTGGTGCGGCTGGGGCTGGGTACGTCGGTGTCGGACTGGGCGGGGTTTCGGAGCTGGTTGAAGGCGAATGTGGGGGGCGGGATGGGGGCGTTGACGGCGGCTTGGGCGGATCGGGATTCGGGGCTGGTGCGGACGGCGAAGGTGCGGCTGGAGGATGCGGAGCGGGGGTTTCGTGCGGGGGTTCCGGTGGCTGGCTGGCGGACGTGGGAGGTGGGGTTTGCGGTGTTGGCGGAGGATGTTTATCTGTGAGGGGACGGGCGGGGTTCACGGGCGTGGGCGGACTGGGACTTACACGGACGGACAGGGACGGATGGGATGCTTGAGACTTCTGCGGGGCTGACTACGAGGCTGGCGGGGTATGAGGCGGATGGGTTGGCGCCTGTTTGTGTTGCCTGGGTGGACTTTCCGGCTCCGGTGGGGCGGCGGCGTTATGGGACGCGGCGGCTGGTGCTGGATGGGCAGGTTTATGAGGGGAAGCTGAGGGGGATGCCGGGGGTTTCGACGTTGGTGGATTTGATGCCGACACGGTTTGACGCGCTGAATGATGGCTGCTCGATCGTGCTGGAGAATTCGCCGGAGGATGAGGAGGGAAACCCGGACGGGGCGCGGGTGGAGGATCTGATTGCGACGGTGGGGATTGCGGGGACGGTGGTTCGGCTGGGATTTGTGGACGGCCGCCTGGGGACGGAGGGGGATATCAAGTGGGACAGGCTGTTCCGGGTGGACCAGATCGGGCGGACTACGCGGTCGGTGACGCTGGGGCTGGTGGATGCGTTGCTGCTTCCCGGGGAAAAGCCGATCGGTGCGGCGATCCGGGATTCGGACTGGCCGGCGTCGCCGTCGGAGAGCTATGGGATGGTGCGGGGGGCGGTGTTCGGGAAGGTGGACGGGTTGCCGCTGGTGCCGGTGGAGGTGGGTCTGGTGGCTACGCTGGCGGGGGAAATCGATGACCAGGAGAAGGTGATCGATGTGGCGGGTGAGCTGTCGCTTTGGCCGGACAGCGGGTATGTTGAGATCGGGGATGAGACAGTGTGGTACCCGGTGATTGACCGGGCGGCGAAGCGGCTGGGTGGGGTGGCGGCGCCGTGTGTGCGTGGGACGGGATTCCCGCTGACGGTGGCTGCAGGGCATTCGAGCGGGGCGGTGGTGCGGGAGCTTTATACGGGTCGGGAGGCGGTGCTGAACGGGCCGCTGAGCGCGCGGGCGACTTCGATGGCGATTACGCCAGGGAGCCAGGCTTTGCCGTCGAGCGGTGTGGTGGTGGTTGACGGGGAGGCGATCCGGTATACGGGGAAGACGGGGAACACGCTGACGGGGCTGGGGCGGGGGGTTGCGGTGCCGACGGGGGCGGTGGTGCATGACTGGGGAACGAGTGTGCGGACGATCCCGAGCGTGGGCGGGGCTCGGCGATACCGGTATGTGGTAGCTGAGGGACCGGTGAGCGCGGTGGCGAACTGCCGCGGGGTGGATACGGGTGAGACGGGTACGGGGTCGCGTGAGCTGGCGTTGCCGGCGGGTGTGGTGCCGGTGGTGAGCGAGGTGACGGTGCCGAGCGGGCGGGTGTTCACGGTGGCTGATTTTGCGGCGCGGCCACGGCTGGAACGATTCGCGTCGAGCCGGAGCCGGGTTCCGGAGGAGTGGTTCAGCGCGACGGACGGGACGTATGATCCGTTGACGGGGTATGCGCTGGCGACGAGTTTCTTGAGGTGGAAGGCGGGGCCGACGTGCGGGGCGAATGTGGCGGGTCAGATTCCGCTTTGCCTGGACCCGGCGGCGAGCACGCAGGCGGTGATCCTGAAGACGAGCGCGGCGGACCGGGTGCTGGACCTGGTGTTCAATGGGCACTTTGACGGTGCGCTGAACAATCCGCGGCGGTTGTTCGGGCGGTTCGGGGAGGCGCGGTTGCGGATGCGGGTTCAGTATGACCGGAACTCGACGACTGCGGGTAGTTACGAGATCCGGAAGAACGGCGCCGTGGTGCGGAATGGGACGATCCGGCCACCGGCGGCGATCGCGGCGGGTGGGGCGATCAGCGGGTCGCAGACGTTGCCGCGGAGCCGGTGGGGAATTCAGCGGCAGGGGCAAAATGTGCGTTTGTCTCGTATCAGCGGCGGGTTCGCAACATCAGCATCCGGTTTTTGGGTTGATCCATCACAAGGTGTTCCGTCAAACGGCTCTCCCGTGAGCCAAGCGGCTACAGACGGCAGCGATAAAACCTTTGTCTGCGGTGACTGGGACTTCTACGCGGGGGCTCCACGCCAGTACAACACGACACAGAACCCAAACCCTATCCCTTCACCATTGTTTGGTGATCTTGTACTCCAGCACGCAGAGCCCCTTCGGGAGGCGACGTCAAAGGACAAGCTGATTGGAATCTCCATCACGACGAAGGGGGTTTCTGGAACGTCGTGGCAATCCCCTGAATACGTTCAAGTTCAGTTTTTCTCGGACAAGGCATGCACCGTTGAGACTTTCAAAGTCATCCTTCGATACCCGAACACTACAGGACCATTAACCCTTCCCGCAGGGTTCAGTTGGAGCAAGCTACAAGGCATCATCATCCGCACGGGGCAGTACGTCTACGGCTACGGAAGCAACCCGCTGCCCGGACCATCGGCGTATGCGGTCTGTGTGTCTGAAATCCAGTTGCAGATACAGGTTGACCCGTATGCGGAGGGGCAGGACACGGACACGACGGTTTCGGGCAGCTATTTCGCGGTGAGCGGGGTGGCGGTGCCGAGTGCTCCGTTTGAGCAGGTGGTGAGCCTGGGGCGGCTGGCGCGGGATTGGGGGCTGGCACAGGGTAAGGATCCGTGGGAGTTCTTCAGCCAGGGGGCGCCGGCGGGGACGACGGGGGGGCTGGAGGTGCTGCTGAACCTGCCGGGAAACGGTGACGCGGTGCAACTGGCGGTGGGGATGGTGGGGCTGGAGGTGGATTACGCGGCTCCGGAGGTGGTTTATGACGCGCCGTTGATCGCCGATGTGGATGGGCGAGTTGGGACGCCTGTGGGGGGCGGGGCGGCGGTGGTGCTGGAGAACCCGGTGGATCTGTTGGCGTACCTGGTTGACGGGGCGGAGTTTTACGGGATGGGGGCGTACCGGGACTCGGCGACGTTTGTGGCGGCTCGAGCTGAGGCTGAGGGGGCGGGGATCCGGTGCTCGAGGGCGGTGACGGGCGAGGTGGAGTTGCGGGAGTTGATGGGGAGCTTGTGCGGCGAGAACCGGTTGTTGCTGCTGCTGGATGGTTCGACGCTGTCGGCGCGGTGGCGCGGGGTGGACATTTCTGAGGCCGACGCGGTGATGGAGATCGGGGATGACGCGGTGGATCTGGGGGGGCGACTGTTGGAGGATTCGTTTCCGCGGGAGAACCGGGTGGAGGAGTTTGCGAACCAGTTGGGATACTATTACCGGCGAAACCTGGTTTCGGACGATTTCCGGACGTACTATGAGGTGAATGACGCGGTGAGCCAGGCGGGGGCGCTGGGGCTGCGGCGGCGGACGCTGGATCTGAACTGGCAGCAGAGCGCGCGCGGGTATGCGGGGGGTCTGGCGGGGCAACGGGCGGCGGTGGCAGGGCTGGCGGGGTTCGGGCTGGGTCTGGCGGGGCGTCTATGGGATTTTGCGCAGATCCCGGTGAGCGGGGCGGTCGGGGAACGGCTGCAGCGGCATGATGTGGTGCTGGTTCATCATCCGCGGGCGGCATTGTTTCATGCTCCGGCGAGGGTGGTACGGACGGAGCGACTTGGGGGACCATACCGGTGGCTGGTGACGGTGATGTGTGAGCCTGGGATGGCGGGATATTACTGGATCGGGCAGACGGCGGGTGGAGCGCTTCAGCGGGATACGTATGTGCGGATGCTTGGAGGGGGCCTGGGGATCGAGTTTGTGCTGTGGGGGGTGAGACTGGCGAGACTGACGGCTGGCGGGGATCTGCTGCTGCGGGGCGGGGTGACGCTGTTGCAGGGTGGCGGGGTGGCGGACGCGAAGTTGACGGGGACGCCGGCGAATTCGGCATTGAGGTGGGATGATGTTGAGGATGGGGGGCGTTTGGTGTTCTACTTGCAGCGTTATGATCTTCCTCCGGCGTTGCGGGCCGAGCGGGCTGCGTGGCTGACGGCCGCGGGCGACCTGGTAGTGGGGGCGGTGCAGGATGGGGGGATCAATCCGAAGCCGGTACGGGACTTGGAGGCGGGGGCGGACCTTGGGGCGGGGTATGTGGATAGTGGGATTGTGGACACGGGGACGGGGGGGGTGACGGGGTTGATCCGGTTTGCGGGGGCCGGGCAGAGCTTGATGGAGCTGGGAAAGTACGATTTGCGGGTGCGGGGGCGTGTGGTGGCTGGCGGATTACGATAACGGGATCGGGTGAGCGCAAATGGTTGTGAGTGCGAAGGTGCGTGGCGAGAGGCTGGAGCTGGGACTTGGCGGGGTTTATGCGGACCCGGCGATTGCCGGGGTGCGGACGGACGGGACGCGGCTGCTGCTGCGGGACGGGGAACTGGCGGAGAAGAGCCTGCTGGAGATGTGGAACCATGTGGGGACGCATGGGATCCTGGATCATCCGGACACGCTGGACCTGATGCTGGATTATCTGTTGAAGACGGAATTCTACTCGTTACTCGAGGATGACGAACATCCGGTGCCGATCGGGTTGGGGGGGGACGTCGGAGGCAATCGGCTGCTGAGTGGGCATGTGGGGGATTCGTCGATTCATCAGAAGGCGCTTGCCAACACGATTCGCGTAGGAACGGGAGGCGATTTCGCGGGCGTACAGTCGGCGGTTAATTCGATCCAAGATGATACTGCGCTGACGGTAATATCTGTTGGCCCTGGGATCATCGATGAACCGATTGTGCTGAACAAACGGAATGTGACGCTGCGCGGGGCGGGGCGGGATGCGACGGTTCTCCACCAAGCCCGATACTTGTACCCGACGTTGGACGTGGTAGCGGACAATTGCGCGGTCGAGAACCTGACGGTGCGCAATCTGCACACAAATCCTGCGCAGTGGGCGCTTGCGTGCCGTGTCGGGAATGCTGCGCCGTGGGTGACGTCGTTTCGGGCGCGGGGCTGTCGTCTGCAGAGCCTGGGCGGGGACACCTTTTTTTCGCAGTCAGCTGCGATTACGGCCGAGCTGACGGATTGCGACATCAGTGGCGGATTCGACGTGGTAAGCGCAGGCCCTACGGGGCTGTTGCGGCTACGGAATTGTCACGTATCGTCTACCAGCGGCGCCGATGTACTGTTTTGGGCCTATGGTGCAGTTCTTGAGATTCTCGGCGGCGTCGCGCGCGGCACGAAACTGTTCAATTTGACGAACTCGATCGTGCGGGTATTGAATCTGGCCTGCCCGGAAATGACGTCCGACTCGGATCCGGTGGTTGCAGCAGGCGGGAGCAATACGATCTATACGTTTGGAAGCGGGTTTCCGACGCGGACGACGTTCGGAAACGTGACGTTCATCCCTTTAATTCAAGGACCGGCTAAGATTTTTGGCCAAACGCGAGTTATTGGGGCACCTTCCCGGGATGAGCCGTTGTTTTTGGGAGAGCGAACCGGGTCACAGGATGGGGCAACAATCGCTTCGGCAATGTTGCACTTGGTGGATGACGCCTGCCGAGATCCAGGAGAATCAAATGTGTTCCCCCTCGTGCGCCTGGAGCGGGGCGTGAACGCGCTAAACGATGGGCCAATGCTGGAAGTCATCAATCGCAATGGCGTTCTGAAAGCGGCAATTTCTGAATCCGGGGAGTTTTCTGGGGTTTGGAATGGGACGGCGGTGGGGGGGGCGTTTGGCGGGACGGGGATGACGGGGTATACGAAGGGGGATCTGATCGCTGCGACCGGGGCGTCGGCGCTGGGGAAGGTGGCGGTGGGGGCGGACGGGGCGAGCGTGGTGGCGGATTCGTCGCAGGCAACCGGGCTTG